AAACCAATAAGTCTCCAGCCTTGCCTTTAATGACTGCAGACTCGCTGACATCCTGCGAGGTGTCAAAATGTATTCTTGTGCCACCCTCTAGGGTGTTATTTAATAATGTGAGCACTGCAACCTGCTTTGGTCTAATTGCGCGTTTAATGTTTAGATTTTCGCCGTCAACGGAAAACTCCAAGAATTCTCCATCAAAATGTTTTGCGACGGGCTTGCTATCACCTTTGTACATCTGTATGTTGAACAAAACACGGCTAGTCTTTGGAAGATTAAGAATCTCGTAGAGCTCCAAAGTCAAAAGCGAAATTGGCCTAGAAACACTAGCAACATCTGCTAAATCAATAGCAGGCAGGCTTGATTTGTTTTCTGGACATAAGATAAAAGCGTAACTGGATCTGTTGTTGGATATATCTGAAAAATAAGCTGCATGGTTTTGAAGGTTAAGAACATTATAAAATCGTCTAATAAGTCGCTTAGTATCTTCAATAAGTTTAGACTGAATTTCTTTGCCTGCATAAAAATCCTCATATAATCTAAATAATTCGCTCATATTAAACCTACTTTCCGAAGAACATAATTGGGAGTTGTTTCAACAATAGATATAAAATTGCTGCTTCTAGCTTTTAACCAGTCTCGCATTTCGTTGTGCATTTTTAGTGCATCTTCAAAGTTCTCCCAACGACCGCTTCCTCTATGTCGTTCGGCATATACTTCTGGTGGAATATCCAAGAACACATCTATAATCTCGCAATTATATTGTTCTTGCAGTTGCTTTTCCCATTCAATAACACAATGCTCTAATTGCTTGAATTGTCCCTTGCCGTAGTGTTCACTAAACCACGCACAGAGTTTTGGTGTGCTGTCACAGAACACCGCATCATACTTTGCTTTAACACAATTGACTAATAGTTGTGACTGGTTTCCCGCAATCCAAAGCTGGTCAATCGGAGTTGGTCTGTACTCAGCGCGTTGAGCTGGGTCTTTAATAAATTCCCAACAATATCCAACATTCTTGCCTAAATATCCCATCGTAGAATAGCAAGCTGTTGCCAGAGTACTTTTACCAGAACCTGGTGCGCCATAGAATGCAATTACTTTCATTTTTTGTTACTCCGTTTCCTACTATTAGTGTGCGACCATTTTTAGTGCAAGACAAACAAAAAATACAATGATAAAAAAGTTTTTCGACTAAGCATTAAGTTAGAACTAAAAGCTCCGATAAGTAAGGTAGCAGCAATTTCGCTGTAAAATAGGAGCGCATCATGCAACAGTTCGACAACATCTTCCTTGCACATCACAAAACTAAGCTGCCGCTTATTTTGTGGGGTTCTTCCGGCTACGGCAAATCGTCCACCGTGAAAGGTTTTTGCAAACGTCATAACTATCGCCTCGTTGATAAGCGCACTGTGTTTATTGACCCGCTTGAAATCCAACTTCCGGTTAAGAATGAAAACGAGCGCGTTGTTGACCTGTGGCCCGCACGCTGGCTCCATGAACTTTGCAAAAGCAGTGAGCCAACTGTTCTGTTCCTTGATGAACTTAATCGTCCAAATAGCATTCAAACACTGAATATGCTTACACAACTCTTGCTCGATCGTGAACTTAATGGTATTCAACTTCCCGACAATGTTCTGGTAGTTGCTGCGGGCAACCTCGACACTGAAGATACTGGTGTGCAAGAGCTTCCCGATGCGGTGATTAACCGCCTGACCCACTTGGTTTTTGCTCCCGATGAATTCCAAATCATTGGTAACATGCAGAGCAAACTCGCGCAAGAAGCACTTAAACTCAATCCAAAAATTGCAGGCAAGCCGGGTGTGCCAGAACTTAAACTGAAAAACTGTCCACGCCAAATTGACGCCGCTGTTCAACTGTGGGAAACCGAGTTGCTCAATGAAGAAGAACTGGCTTTGGTCTGTCGCGGTCGCCTTGGCAATGAATCCGGCAATGTTCTTGCAAGCACACTGCTACAAATCAAGCGACAGCAAGAATTTAAGTTGCCACGCAAAGTAACACCCGAAGCGTTTGAGAAAATTGCTCAATGCGAACAGGAAGGTATGATCATTGAAATTGTTTCATTGTTCAAAAATGAACTCGAAGCTCATGAAGGCAAGCGTACACTCAAAAAAGTTGAACGCCACATGGCCGACTACCTGCTTCAATACGGTTCGCCTGAACTTGCCCGTTCCATGCAAGAAGCCAAGTTTGCGTTCCGTTACGACCAAGAAGAGTTTCCCCTTAACAAAGAAGGCCAGCCTTACAAAGATAACCGCCCTGGCAAGAACGATGCGGAAATCAAAGACACTGGCCTTCCATGGCAACTCTACGCACTGAAACTCGGTAAGCTTTCTCCGAAAGACCGTTCGTAAGGACGGTTTGATGCGCCCCTTCTCCACCTGTGCTACACGGGTGGAGAGTTTTGTACTATAACATGAGGTGTTTTAATGAATTGTTCTTCGTATGTATCTTTGGCTATTGTTTCTGCGGCATTGATTAGCTGTTCGAGCCCTAATGCTGAACACAAACTCAGCAAAAGCAATGAGTGCGCTGTAAACCAATACTCCGAGCTACTCGACAGACAAAGCAGCGAGCAAAAAGAGTTTATTAGATTTGTTAGCAACGCAATGGCTATTGCAGCACCAAAAAACTCCGAAGCTAAGAATGCTTATCTTGGTTCACAAATTGTTCGCGTTGGTATGGATTCTTTTGAGAGTCGCGATGAACGTGAAACTTGGGTTGCAATTCTTGCCAATGAAAGTCGGTTTAATCACAAAGCTAAATCACCCGTTGGTGCGATTGGCATTGGCCAGATCATGCCTAAATCTGCCAAGTGGTATGCAGAAAAATGTGGGCTACCTAATGACTTTACCGACGAAGACTTGTACATGACAGAAATTAACCTTGCGATTTCTGCATGTGCTTTTAAGGAGATGTTAAAGAACGTAAACGGCTCTAAAACGCTTGCGCTCATCTCTTACAATGCGGGCCAGTTCTCCAAAGACCTTAAACGCGTTGAACAAATGGCAAACATCAATAATGAAACTGCTAATTATGTCACTAAAATTTCGAGGTTTTTAGAAAAGGTAAAGGACGCAAAACCCCTAAAGTTAGATGCCAAAGGCTCCGATAAGTAATGTGGGATAATAGCAATAAGGAGAACACTATGGCCAGCCATGATACAAGCCTCGAAGCCAAGAAAGCAAAGTTCCTGCAGAATGCACTTCAACGACAAATTCCTTTGTTGACTGATGCGCAAGTTGCAGAATATCGCAATCGTATCTTGAACCTGCGTGCCGATTTCTGCGCGTGGGCCGCTGGCCGTGAATTTTATTTCACACTTGCACTGCTTGGCACTGTTGAAATTAAAACTGATCCTAATTTTCCCGCTATTGCGGGCATCACCAACGTTGATCGCCTTACAATGTATATCCACCCCCTCATGGCGGAGCTGGCTCAAAAGAACAAAAACGCTGCGTTCTTTATTATCATGCATGAGCTTCGCCACTTGATCCAATGCTCTGATATGCGAGCTATCGAAAACCTTATTGATTTGTCGCCAATTCGTGATGTTTATATCAAAAAACGAGATGAAGCTAAAGAACAGGAACACAAAGATATTTGGCAAAAACAAATTGATAGCTTCGACAATAAAGATAATAATCGGTGGAAAAACCTCAAGTATCGTGCATCGAACATCACAATGGATTCGGCTCTACACGAAGATTTGGTGAAAGCGTTCTCCAGTCCTAAAGAAGTGATGGCAACTATCAACCAATTTATGGCTGATCGGTTTGTTCCATACCTGAACGGTTTTCCAACGGAAGAACTGGCCAAGGATAAGATTGCAGCAGGCAAGTTTGAAGAAGAAGTGCAGGGCATTCTGAAGTACGCGGGTCCAAAGAAAAAGTCTCAGATCGAAACTGCCCTCAAGAAGCATAGTTCAGACCAAGCTGCGGCTCTTGCTGAATGTATGCGCCTCCAGATTGGACTTTGTACTGTTGAAAATTTGGAAGATAGCTTTCGGAATATGCCACATTATCAACCCACCCTGCGGCGTGAGGGTGAGTGGCTAAACTATGCTGACGAGTATATTGAATGGCTTGCTCGGCAGCTTGATGAAAACAGCGATGCCAATGATCCACAACAGGGAGAAGGTGAAGGCGGGGAAGGTGGAGAAGGCGGCGGTAGTGGTGATGAAATTGATGAAATCCTCAAGCAAATGGAAGATAACGAGTTCGACCACCACGGTATGAGTGGCGACAAGAAGGAAGAGGCAGAGCGTCGGTTGCGCGAAGCTGTTCGCAAAGCGCAGGAAGAAGGGCGACTTATGGCTCATAAAGCCGGTAAGAATGCCGCTGATAACTCCATGTTTGGCGATGCTACTGCCGCACTTGATGCCAAAATCAAAAAGCTGCTTGAGCATTTGCACATCAAGTTTGTTCGACTCTTTGCACCAAGCAACGAAAAGAATTACAACTTTGCCAAGATCAATCGTATTTTCAACGACATTAAAGATTTGCCAGGTCGCCAAAAGATCGAAAAGCCCAAGAAGCAAGTTATTATGATTGCCGACACATCCGGCTCTATGTGGAACAAACAGTGGTTCAATCAAATTGCCGCTGCCGCGAAGTTCTACAGCAAGTCTAACAAGCTCGCTGCGTTTTATTGCTGCGATACCGAACACCACAAAATCGACCTAAAGAGTAACTTCTCCCAAATCGAGATGCAGGGTGGAGGCGGTACGGAATTGTCGCCACAACTACTGGCTAAGATGCTCGAAGAAAACAACCTATCCAAGAATGTTGATTTCGTGTATCTTACAGATGAGTATGTAAATGGCCTCGAAGAATCGCTGCGCGATGATCGCTGGAAATTGCATGTGATTAACATTCCAAAAGTATTGGGCGAAAGATGAAACTGTTTGTTTTGATTTTGGGGCTATTCCTGACGAGTGTTACGATGGCCTCGGAATCAAAAAAGCAGATTATAGAATGCAAACGTGTAGTTGTGATTGAAAAAGATATGATTAAAAAAGTTATATCTGCCCACCCAAATGTGATTAGATGTCTGCCTAAGCAATCCAATTAATAGATTAAGTGCTTTTTACAGTTTTAGATTGTGTAAATCTGTAGCCGGGTAAAGACGGAATGTCTATGCTCGGCAATTTTGGCATTTCTGGTAATTCCGGCAAAGATAAACTTGGCAATGATATTCCAAAAGACGGAATCGGCAAATCCAATGATGGCAGCGGAGGCAGAGGTGGAACTGCAATAGCAGACATCTTTGGCATACCGGGCATTTTTGGCAGATTAGGAGCGGGTATTTCTGGCAACTTTGGCAATTCTGGTAATTCAGGGACAGATAAGCTTGGTAATGATATTCCAAAAGATGGAATTGGTAAATTTAAAGATGGTAACGATGGCAGAGCGGGAATCGCAAGGGCAGACATCTTTGGCATACCCGGCATTTTGGGTATAGCTGGTATATCTATTTGTGGCATTTTAGGCAGTTCTGGCAACTCTGGTACACTCAAACTTGGCAGGCTAATACCAAGGCTAGGGATGGGAAGTTCAGGAATAGGAATGCTAAAAGATTTTTCGGAGATTAGTTCGTCATCTTTATAAACTTTGTAAGTATAGACCAAACTTGATGGCATAGCATCAAGCCTTTAGCTTGACGCTGCCACTGGCAATGTCATTTGGTGCAGGTGTGCCGTTTGCTAAGAGTGGCATAACAGGGGGGCCTGATGGGCCAGTTGGTGTTGGATGAAGATGCATGTTGAATGCTGCTACAAGCTTTTCTGCCAATACTGCGCTGAGGGCTGCTCCTGCACCCAAAGAGACACTTCCCGCGTTTACAGATACGTTAGTTGCAGATACTACAACATCTTGCTTGGCACTAATTTCAATCTTGCCGTCTTTCATTTTGAGTAGCTCAGTACCAGCCGAGTCAGAAATTACGATTCCCTCTTTTGCGGATATCACATCCCCTGCTTTTGTTACTATGCTTGCAGCACCCGTGGTGGCATCAAAAAACAAAAACGAGCCATCTTTAGCCGTCAGTTTAACCGAACCGTCCTTGTCCATAACTAACTGTGCGCCAGTCTTGTGGTTAAGGAAGATCGACTCTTTTCCTTTTGTCGAATCCATTATCAGTGCTTGGGTTCCTTGTGTAGAAGTCAAAGCGAAGGTATCGCCAACGCTCACCGAGTAGTTCTTGGCAATGTTCATAACACTATTCTTGCCAATCTTTATCTGCGAGTCTTCTACGATAGTCTCGGTCTTATTCTTCTGTACAGTTCTATCCTCATTGCCAAAAATTATCTCCTTGGCATTATCTCCAATGAGTTTTAAAAAGGTTCCGGATGACCTTAAGATAAGAGCTTTATTTTCTTTGTCAAGTCGAACCTCCTCCCCCATGGGGGAGAGGGAGTCCTCTTGTGGTTCATGGATTAAAACTTCTTCTAGAGGGTCGTATTCGTTATTTGGAATTTCAATTGTATTATTAAGACTTATATATTTCTTATCGGGATTTATTACTAATCCCTGCTGCTGCCCATCAACAAGTCTAAATTCGCCGTTTTGTAAGAAATCTAAAGTTGTAGTAATGGCGGAATTACCCCATTCGGTATATCCGTAATATCCATCTTGCAAAGCAACATTAGGCAATCCTGTGTGCTGAATACGATATTGACCAAGTTCATCAATATGGAGATTAACACCATTCATACGCATACGCCACATTGGTCCCATGCGTTCAATATTAATTGGTCTATTTAATATTTGATCTTCGTTTTTTTCTACATTTTGTAGAAGTTCTTCGCCGTCTTCACTATAAATTTCAAATGGTAAAAACCCAATAATAATTGGCAATGTTTCATTTGGACCCATAAAACTGAGTACGCATCTTGCGCCAATTCTTTTAATTTGTTTAGAAACATCAGTATCTACAGTGCTACCGGCGCCAACTGGATATTCTTCAAAATATGGAGATTGGGCGTCGTTTGAAGTTGTTTGTACAACAAGTTCGGAAAAATCATCTACTCCACCAACATTTTGCATAATAATGCAATTGTTATAAGTAGTCATAGCGCCACTCGGCGAAACAGAGCGGACAAGATATTCTGTTCGAACTTTATTTAGGTTCCTTGGATCATTTGGTGGATATGATTCAATTATTTCACCTAAACACAACATTATTAATTCTCTCTTTTAATATTTAAGAAAGAGTCGTTTTCTGCATTATATTGAGTAGTATCAATAAATAATGTTTGTGAAAATTGTTTTGGAATAATAATTAGCTCGCTTGGATTTTCTGGATTTTCCATTAACAAATCTATTAACTTTACGTAAGTTTGATTAGAAATTTTACCCTCGCCATTTATATTTGTCGTATAAGAAATTTCTTGGATTTCTCCACAAATAGTTGGCCTATTTTCTCCTAATTCGATACGAACCATTAAACCGACAGTTAACGGAAAATCTTTATCAATAATTTGCACGTTAACATGAGGCATCGCATGTTTAATAGGCATATAATATCGATATTTTTGAGTTAATGCTTTAAACCAATCAACAGACAATGCACCATTTTTTTTAGCCTCTGGTTCTGAACCAACTTTAGTTTTTGGATTTTGTTTATCTTTCTTCTCAGTTCGTTTTAATGTAGGTGGAGCTTCGGCAGGCTCTTCTTTAGGAGCGGAAATAAATTCGCCAATTGATGCAAAATACTCCTGCCCACCAAATCTTTTTTGAGATTGGACGTCTTTATATCGACCTTCTCGATATGCAACTGATTGAGCATATGTTTCTATAAACGCTTTTGCCTTTGGATTAAATTGTAAATAATTAAATGTTTCTTGGCTTGTATAAGAAACATATAAAGATAAAACGTGGTTTAACGGAATAGTGATTCTCGGAACATCGTCTTTATAGGTAAAACCAAAATCTTTTTCGCTTTCTTTATATTCTTTGATATCGTTAGAATTCTGCAATGTTTTAAAAGAAATAGGTTTATCTCTAACAATAAAAACCGGTTTACATAAATTGGTCGACGAACTATTATTAGAATTTGCAATATATAACATGTCGGAATAAATTTCGTATTCTCCACCAGAATCCAAAATTGATTTTACAAGTTCTGGAAATGGATCGCCCTTTGAATACTCAGCTGGGCTGATAAATGTAACTGGCCGATTTGCGTTTTTATTTACAATATCAAAAATTGCTAGCGGAGAGAAAAAATCATATGTCATTAATTGAGTATCGGGTCCCCATTTTTGGGGTCCAACTAAAGTTTCCATAAAACCTGTATTGAATGGAAAATCTTCTTCATATTTTTCTTCTTGGTATTTAAAAATATGATCTTCATAAATTTGAGCGGGAATCGACGGTAACTGGCTCGTTGTGAGATAAATCCAAGATTGTTCTTTTCTTTCCGAAAGAGCGTAAGACCTTACACCAATCATTGTTAAAATATTTTTAATAATTTCAAAGGCTGGTTTGCGTGTTGAAAGATATTCCTTCCAATTACTGTCAACGAACTTTCTAATTTGTGGGTTTTGTATTTTGGCAGTTTCTTGAGATATAATTTTCTTTAATTCTTTAGTTTGCGATTCTTGATTAAGGCTTAAAAGTCGAATTTGGTCACTATATCTTACGGGAATGTTTAAACAGTGTGACCATTCACGAACAGAAATATTGAACGTTTTGCGCAAAATACCATCTGCATCAACGTTATACTGTGAATTAACATTATAAATTTGGCCAATAAATCTAACTAATCCTTTTTTTAGATAAAATTCTGAACTATTTTCGTCTTCCGAAAATCTACCGCTACTTGTAGTTTTTAAAACTAACCAGTCGCCAACATATAAATCTGGCAGTTTGCCTGTAAATGTTAAATTTAGTATGTTTCCGATATTTTTTGTTCTTGTAAAAGAAACATAAGTTAGTCCTTCTCGAACCAATCTTCTTTCTGCTAAATCATTAACTTCTGGAATAAAGTCTTTCCAACCATAATGAATAAGGGCTATGTCATGAGAAACGTTACTAGTGCTCATAATAACCCTTTATTTTCCTTTAGCAGGAACATCCAAAACAATTTTTCCGCCAGTACTTTGCAATTTAGCAAAAAAGGCGTCCGCAAACTTAGAACCAATATCTGCAGCTTGTTCTCCGCTCATCACAGTGCCTTTAGCCATTTGCTCTGTTGAAGCGGGAATTTTCTTAAGTTCAGTGGGTAAAACTTCTGTACCTTTTAATTGGCCTAATAGACCAGTAAGTTGAAGCTGTTCATCGGCTGAAACCTTTTTTTCTTTAAAATATTTACTTGGATCAACACTCTGAGTAAAGAGAGCTTTGTGCTTTTCCATCAACTTTGTTTCAGTTGCTGAAATATTTAGATCTTTATACTGCTGTAATTGATCTATATTTAATACACCTTCGGAGATTTTATCAAAAAAAGTCGCCCGTGCATTTTTTGCTCCAGCTAACGCGGCAGCGGTATTGGCCGTAGCCCGAGTCTGTTCAGCAGCATTTTTTCTATCCGCAGATTTTACTGCATCGTCATTAGAGGCACTTCCACCAAGATTAAGGTTTGATCTAGTACCTTTTATGATATCTTCGACCATTACGCCGCTAGAACCGGCTATTCTTCTGGCCTCTGATTTTACATTTTCTATTTCTTTAGCCGACATTCCCTTTGTCGTGCCAAACTTTTCTCTAAACTCTTTTAGAGTCATCATTACTAATGCAGAAACCATGGAATCTCGTAAGTCGTCCATGGCCTTGCCAGAGAATAGACCGGCTTTTTCACGTCCTACTGATTCGAGTAATTCTCGAACAGGCAGGGGCGCATTTGTATCTATTTTTCCAGTTTTGGAGAATTTTTTTGCGTAATCTCCAAGTACCTGAAAGTCTTTTGTACCGAATTTTTCCCCTAAAATATTTAATGCAACGTCTTTATCTTTAATGTCTACTTTGTCCAAAAACGCTGCTATGTTTTCGCGTGTATACGTTTTAACCCCGATGTTTTTATTTCTTACTTCATCAGCCTGTCCATAACTACGCTGCATGCGTTCAAAGTCTACTAATTGACCACCACCCGCTTGTTGCATATTTGCTACAAGCTTAGAGACCATATCAATATCACCAGTTTTCATTTGCGCGGCAACATTTGCCACGTTTTGCACAAACGCTTGGCCTAATTCACTATTATCCATTCCAACAGCAACTGCTCGACCGAGAACTTCTTCTAGCTTTTTAATGTTTCCTTCGACAGAAACACCGCCAGAAATTCTTCCTAAAAGAGCAGCCTGCCCTAATAATTGCTGTTCGTTTCCACGACCACTAACTGCCATGCGGCGAACACGTTCAAGAGAAGCAGCATCGGAAGCTTTAATTCCTCCAGCGCCAGCACCACCAACGGCGCTTAATAAAGTCATTATAGACTCGCTTGCCTCGGTACCTACAGTTACCCCCATCCTTCCTAAAACATTTGCAAACTGCTTCTTTTCGGGAGCGCGGAGCTGTTCGGCAGTGCGAATCATCGCGCCTTCTTGGTCATATGCTGGAGCTGTAACTTCTTTTGCAGATTCTTCAAGAACGTCAAAGAAACGCCCAGATTTTGTTGCACCCATACGCGGATTAACAGAACCAAGATATTTATTAAGATTATTAATATTTACGGTTTCGTTTTGAAGAACCGCGTTTTCCATCTTGCTAATTTGCTCAGTAAGAGTTTTAGTATCAAACGCAGTTCTATTTTTAAGGTATAGATCGCCTAGCATGCCACCAAATAAATCTTTAGTCATGCTTTGGCGCATTAAGATATTATTACCTGGCGCGTTAGCTGCAACATCAGCAGCAGCGGTTAAGCCACCGGCCAAAACAGATGCAACTGCGCCACCACCACCACCAGAAGTAAAACCTTCTAATAAGTTTTTTGGATTAAAACCTTTATCAAATATTACCGTTTTGGCAATATCTTTTAATTCTCTTTGAGTTTCGGCAATATCAATTGCCTGTTTATTTTCCGTCGCTAATTTATCAATCCGACCGACTAAATTAGATGTTGCGGCGGTAGAAGACAAACCGGGAGAACGTAAAACTAAAGCTTCTGCGCTATAATCTTGAAAATTTCTTAAAAATCTTTTCTGTTGGAAACCGCTCAAGCGAGCCATATTTGCATAGGTATCAGTGGCTGCGGTAGCCATTTCTGACTGATAATTTAAATATGCATCAATACCAGAATTAATTAAAGATCCAGCAGTTTGTAATCCAAGGCCAGTCAATCCCCCACGAAGACCTTTACGAGGTTTTGTGCCAAGGTTTTCAATAACATCTCCTAAACCACCTCCGCCACCACCATCTCCTCCGCCTCCGGCTCCACCGGCACCTGATCGTGATGGATTAGATAAATTTGTGTTAAGTTTTTCAACGGCTTGAGTTAATTTATCAGTAGAGCTGGCTAATCTGTCTTGTTTTTGTATAAACAAAGCTGATTGTGGTGCGTTTGCAATTTGGCTACGATCAAACACCCCGCTTCCAAACGTGCCTTGTGTTTGCATCAATGGTCGTTGAATAACCCCCATTCCTTGATGTGATGGTGAATATTGACTTAAATTAGAAAGCCCTGTGTTGAATCTAGCTGCCTGATTCTGAGATTGAGCATACGAAGTATTATAAATAGATGGTTTGTTTTGTTCACCAATTACAGAATAAATAGAATGAGGCTGCCCAAATGCTGGTGAATTTGATATTTTTGATGAAGCTGTTTGCGCAGAGGTTTTAATTTGATTGGGCGGAATTACACTATTTTGAAGCTTATTAATATTTTCAGTTTGAACAATTTGTGTGCGATTTTTTGCAGAGGCGAGCTTTGCAGCATTCTCCATATCACGCCGGACTTGATTAAAACCGCCTTTGTTCTTGCCCATTCATAGTCTCTTTTATTTATCTAAAGCTTCCATATGCTCGTTTTGAGCGGCTTCTAAACCTTCCCTTATGGCAACAATCGGATTTAAATCAACTAAATCCCAGATTTTCTCTTTAGAAAACCACTCAGGACATTTTTCGCACAACGTAGTTAGTTCACAGATTGCTTTTGTGATCTGTTGTGTTTCAAAATCAGAATCGTTTCCTAAATTGCGCCTACTAAATTCTACCGCAATTTGTTGGCGGTCTTTTAGAGTGGGAAAAAGCTTCAAAACAAAACTTCCCCCGTAAACTTGCCCGCTGAATTCACCTTTTACGTTTACATCAAACACAGCTTTTCCGTTTACGACTGGCATAATTATTTTCCTTTCTTTTCCAATTCATCTAACGACCAATTTACATCATTTTCAAACATTTTGTCCATAGCGACCTGTTCTTCGTCGGAAAACTCTTGTTCAAACAAACTAGCTAATTCTTTAGCTGATTCGCGCACTATGGATGCTGAATCAACTTTTTTCTCAGGCGTAGTCAGATAATAATATTCAAAAAATAGTTCTTCAACTGTATATTCATCAAATATTGAAGATTTTGAGGGCACTTTATAATAATCGGCCAGCCAAAAACGGACAAAATTTACAGAATCTTCAAACGAAGAAATTTCGGCGTATTTTAACGCCGAAGCTTTTTTTCTTATTTTTTCTATATTGCTATCTATTACTAGATCGCTATCGTGAATCATAAAAATGAACCAGTTGAGTTTCTTAAAAATGAGCCCGCAACTGAAGGAAACCTATTTAGGTTATTAGCAATTTTTCCAACCTTTGACACTACTCCGGTAATAGAAGCTGTGTTTACTTCTTTAAGATCGGTATCAAATCGATTGATATCTTTTTGAGTACCAAATTCTGCGTTTGCATCTAAAAGATTCCAACATTTTAAAATAATTGTATAATTAATTAAATATGGGGTGTTGGCATTTTGTTGAAACTGTGCAGATCTTGGAACACACCGGTAAGTTGTATTTGATTTATAATCAGAAAAATATAATTCCAGAGCTGAGTCTTCAGATCTCTCTCTTTGATAAATTAAAAAAAATTGCCGCAAAGCCTGAGACCACGCCCATCCGTTTGTAAATGCAGTGTTTGGAATATCAATTTTTTTGAACGGATTCATTTTTTCAAGCCAATTTTCTGTGTCCCCTGATGTCGGATTAAACAATTGAGTTAACGCCCCTTTTGAAGGGGTATTAACAGAGCTTGGCGCATCTTGGTATGGCAATGAAGTTTCTTGCTCGGTAAAAGAGAGAGAAATCAAATCTGATACATTATTTCGCAATTGAGATAAGATTTTACCCGCAAATGTATTTGTTCTTGTAATTTCATCTAACATTTTTCTTTGATTAATTGTTAAATCTTGTTCAACCCCATTTCCCAAAAATGGACTATTAATTGATAAACCAGTAGTACCTACTAAAGTTATCATACTAAAAACAGGTTTGTTAATTTCTTCAACAACCCCACCAATTGTGGCATGAGCCTCTGCAGTTGACATATCTTGAATAGTATAGTTTTGTGGCGGAATGGGTAGGAAAAACCGACATTGTAATTCACGATTTTTTCTAACTTCAAATACAAATGGATATGTTTTATACCAATTAGAAGGATCTATACTATAGAACAAATAACTATTAAATCCAGTAAACCCAAGGGCACCACCGCCCTCTCCTTCAAAAGCGTTTGCCATATAAATCTCACTTAAATATTGAAGAAACTTTTTTTACTAAAGAATTCTGTGTAAATTTCTTTTTGATTAAACTATCAACGCTGTCAGCAGCGTCTTCCGGAGAATAATCTTGTTTAACGTTTTCTCGCCAATAATATCCAACAAAGGACGCACCTTCCACTGACATTTGCCCAGCTTGAATATTTGCTTGGATATCTGTAAACATGCCTTTTGCATAAAATTGCAAATTACCTAATTTATCTCTAATCTCAATAGATACGTAAGGTTGATGCAAATAAGACTGAATTGTCGAGTATAAAGAATCTGATCCTAAAGATCTATTTGGGTCAACAATTCTTCTTAAGTTAGCTTTTATAGACATTTGTCCTGGAACAATCTCCCACGGTAAATATTGATCAATTGTTCTTATTTCTGTTACACTAGCTGTAACAGAATAACTTACATCTAATGCAGCACCAATCGTTTTTCCATTAACCAAAAGTTTTGCTCTGGCACCAGAGCCGTAATTAGGAAAATTAGGAGATGGTTTACCATCAAGAAGAGCATTAGTCTCGGCTTTTCTGCGTTCATTTGCAACGTCAAGATCCCCAAGCAAAGCATTTTTAAATTGATTTTCTTGAAAGATGCCCATATATATATTGTCTCCGTATTAATAAAATCGTACCATGTATCAAAGAGGAAAATACATGATTTACGCTGATTTTCATGACGTATATTTTAATCTTTTGGAAGAACTTTATAGCCGACCACAATATGTTTCTGCGCCACGGGGCCAAAAGATACACGAACTTGTCGGTAAACAGTTTGTCATTAATCCTAATCTTGGGATAAAACTGGATTGGACAAAGACTGGCCTACCAGAACGCCAACCAATCTACGATAATTACTGTAAAAAAGAACTTGATTGGTATCTAAGCGGTAATCTTAGGGCAGATTCTGCACCCGCCAAATTCTGGCAAACAATTGCCGACGAAAATGGAATTATTACTAGCAACTATGGATACCTTACCTTGTTTGCCAAGAAGTACCCCACCAGTGGGGGGGAGTGGCTTACTGGTTATGAATTTGTGGTAAAAACTCTTAAAAAGGACAGGGATAGTCGCCAAGCAATTATGCATTACGGCGAATCAAAAAATTTTTGGGAAGGGAATAAGGATACGCCATGTTGCGCTAATAATCAGTTTATTATTCGTAATGACGAACTAGTTTGTATTATTAATTTTCGCAGTTGGGATATATTCTTGGGTGTGCCATACGACATTGAATTTATGCACTATCTACAAACTAAAATTGCAGATCAATTAAACGTAAAAACCGGCACTATTATTTGTAATGCCGGTAGTTTACATCTATACGAACGAGACTTCGAGAAAGCTAAAAAGGCGCTGCGGAAAGATTAAAGATCATTAACCTTAACACTAGAAGCTTCAACAGGTTTACCAGCTTTTTTACGAATAGCGATAAGTCCTTGGAATTCTACCGATTCTGTGAGCAGAGCCCCAGGCGAGATACTAGCGCTAGCGCCAGAAAGTCGGCAATCTTTAATTTCCATAAACACTGTTTCGTCCCCTTGAACCCAATCCTTATCTTTCTTAACAGATGGAACTTTCATTTTGATAGTAATGTCAAACGATTTAGACAAAAGAATGGTACGAGGATCAAGATGCTTAGCAAGCTCTGAACTGCCAGTTAATGCACCAGTGCCTTGTTCGGAAGTTGTAGAATTAGCAATAACGGCATCTTTGGCAAGACCTTTTAGGTCACCGACCTCTTCTTTCGTTCTAACTAGAGAATTTGGCATTTTGGTGGCCGCACTCACATTTTCTTTACGGACTGCCTCGGTAAGAAGGCGAATAACTTGAAAAGAACCAGTAACAGGCATCATAGCCATTGGTTCAATTGATTCTAGTTCAAATTGACCAAGAACACGAATCTCTTGAAGACTAATACCAACATTTAGGCTTAGGCCAACTGCATACGCAATTTTGGCGCTGTCAACCTCAATTGTACAGAGAGGCGCAGAAGAAATAATGGAAGTTTGTTGGACATGTTATCCTCTCTTTAATTAGTCAATGGCTTTTGCGATTCGGTCTTCAATCCTTCGACAAAGGAATGAAACGTTCTCTACCAAAAGCTCACCGGGAACAAAGTTAAAATTATAATTTTGAATGCGACAATCTTTTAAAACAAATAGAAGAGTTCCTTCTACTTGTCCTTCGTCTGCTTTTTTCTCGTAGACTTCAATGTCAAAAGTTGTTGACAATAAAAGTTTTTGAGGATTAAATGCGGTGTCGCTAACAATAGAGTTGCCTATAAGATCTGGCTTAGATGCTGTCTCTGCCATATTGTCAGGAAGCGTGTTTTTGTCATTTTTACGTTTTTCCAGCATATCATCGGTCCAACGCAAAATCTGCATAGAGCCACTAGCGGCAAAGCTGGTAGGCTCTAAAGCTAGTACATCGTATGCACCAACACCCATTACTGCTGTATGGGCTACGTTTCTTTGGAATGAAAGGCTTTGTGCAAATGCTACTCGAATATCACCAATTCGAATAACAAGGTTTGCGCCTGTTAAAAACGATGGAATTTGTCCAGCCATGACAGCTCCTAATAAGTTCTAATACATTATATTACATAAATCTACAGCATCATTGAATTGTATAACAGCCTGACAATGCAGGAATGCCTTTTGTTCCACTACCAGTAAATGCGGTTCCGTTTGCATCTTTTGAAAATGTCATTGTTCCGTCTGTTCCAATGATAACCCGTCCAACTGTCAAAACGCCATTGTCTTTTACAATATGCGGTAAAGTTACTGCTGCCGTTGGCCTTAACCAAAGAGGAAGTCCGGTCAAAGTCATGGTCGTCGCGTTGCTGGTTCCTTCTAGTGCAACGTTGGAAGAAAAAACAACCATAGAGCCGACGCGTACATATGAAAAAGAGGCAGACAGAGAAGAAGAGCAGCCTGTTAAGTTGCCTGTAAAAGTTCCTTGGCCAAAAAATGTAAGAGCTGTGTTTTGAGCATTATACGCATAGCTCGAATCTGAAAAAGTTAAAGATTTACTTGTAATAGCGGTGGATGCTGTAATATTGGGAACAGCTAATGTGCTACTAATATTCAATGCTGAAAAATAACCCGTTCCCCAGCTAGAAGCCAAGCTTCCGATATTATATGTATTATTTGCAGCCGGAAGAACGCTTGTGTTTATAGATCCGGTTATTGAAACGTTTGAACTAAAAGTCGCAGTTCCACTAACTGATAAACTCGATAAACTTGTAGTTCCAGAAAGAGATATGCTTGAAGGAAAGGAAACAGATCCACTAACAATTAAAGAGTTGGCAGTTACAGCGCCCGATGATGAAATGCTACCCGCTGTAACTGTTGTTGCATTAAGAGTTGAAAAATACCCAGTTCCCCATCTAACTGAAGAACTGCCAAAATCTCTAGCGTTAGAGTCTGGAACAACAGATGAATTAATACTTCCGGTAATTGCCACAGTAGAACTAAATGTCGCCGCACTGGAAACATTCAAAACACTCAAATTAGTAGTATTGGATATTGTATTAACAGCGCCAGAAAGTGTAATAGTGCCTGTTACGGTTAAAGATCCGCCAACTGTTAGATTACGACCAACCGAAGCATCTTTGCCAGACGGAATTGTGAAGCCTTGGGGCAAGATGACGGCAGTGCCATCGGAGACAATTCCAATTGGCGCATTAACTGGATCTAATTTTGTTGCGCCGTATATTTTTGCCATTACACAACATCTCCAGTGCCATAAATATCACCAGAACCATAAATATCTGAATCTTCAGTATAAATGGTGCCTATAACATTATAGTCCGCGTTTACTTGGAGATTATTAGATAAATGGACTTGATTAGCATTTAAAACAAACGGGGATGCAGATGGGTTTAATACATCGATATAATAAAAAGCATCGTCGGTATAGTCGACAATAACTATACCGGAGGTAATATCAAATTCGACGGGATCTGTGATAATCGCCGAATATCGTAATGACTGCACGCTTACTCGTTGATAATTAGCCATATTAGCTCCATTGGTTCATCCCCTCCCGCTCGTAAATAACTTCTTCAACAGAACGCTGCAAAGAAATTTCTTCAAGTTCATGGCGAATAATCGCTTCAATAATATGATCTGGCGTAAGTCCTTTACCGCGAAAGGCTTCTTTTTGAGAATCAGTCATTTTAATTTTACCAATGCCTTCTACTAGCTGAAAAACTTCTTCATCTGATGGTGGTAAAACTTTGATAAGTTTATTAAAACGCCCAGGTCTATTGGTTAGTTGCGGTCCAAGCTGTTTAGCAAAGTTTGTTGTGCAAAGAATCATTGTTGGAACGCGGAAAAGGCCAGCAGTACCATCGAGAAAATTTAAACACGATGGATTAAATACCGTTGAGTTCGCAACTGAATCACGCTTGCCAAAATCTTCAATAACAATAATAATTCGTTTAACATCATCGGCATATGGTTTTAAAAAAATATGAGTAAGCATATTGAAGTTGATGTCTCCATCAACCTGAACTACCGCCGTACCTTCTGTTTTAAGAGCGTGTTCGGTGAAATGACGAATTAAAGCAGATTTTCCCATACCTGGTTCAGAATATAACAAATACGCGCGTTTATTTTTTTTAAACTTGTTCCATAATAAATCGCTTTTTTCAAAAAAATTAGAAAAAAGTTTTTTTAAATATTTACTTGTGTTTGTCTCAAAAAATTTTTCTTCCGATTTAGGGATAGCAATCATTCCATGTTCTTGATGAAGATAATGAATTCCGCAACGAATTTGATGTTTTTCTTTAAATTCTTGTAGCGCTTCTTCCTTTTTCTTTTTAGCTTCTTCTAATTTTTGTTTTTCTTCGGCATTTTCTAAATCAATAGTTTCTTCTGAAATATATTTTGACTCAATATCATATGAAATAATTTTGTTATCTAGAATAACAAAATTATTTTCTATTTCAACTTCTGCGCCGACGGCGAGATCTTTAACATCTTTAACAATTAATTTTTGCAATTTCATTGAACGCCCCCTAAATTATTTTTTTTCTAATTTATTAATTCGATTAACTAAATCTTGTATTAAAGCTTCTTTTGCATCTGCCTCAGCCTTTTCTTTAGCTTTTCGCGCAGCAATTTTAGGTTCGTCTTCCGCACGTTTTTTAGCAAGCTCTGCTTCTTCCGCTGCTACTTTTGCTCTTTGTTCTTCTTCATATTTTCTGTGATATTCTTCCATTTCAGATTCTTGCATTTCGCGTATTAATCTTCTTTCCTGCTGGAATCTTTCATTTTCCTGCTCCATTTCTTTTTGTCTTTTTTTATGAGCAGCTTGTAGTTTGGCGTTTTTTTCTTCCAATTGATTTTTAATATTTTCGATTTTTTCTTGTTCAAAATTTAATAATTGTTGTTCTTTGTCTTTAATAAATTCTGCAGAACTATCTAACGCAATCAAATACAGTTCATCCCATCTTTCTCGTCTAAGAGATTTTTTAACTCTTTCGACAGCGTCTGGATTTGTAATAACAATTTCTTTATGCAATTCTTCACTAACTTTTGCAAATCCTCGATCATCTAAAATATGATGACCATCTTCAGACCAAAGAGGCTCACCTTTTTTAATGATAATTTTCATAAATACTCCGGTTAAATAAGAATTTTATATTTTTATAATATAATTCACATTTGCATTTAAAGGTCTAGTTTCAGATATAGACCCACTATTATTAATAGTAACCGATGGCGTTGCTTCGTGAGTATGATTTACTGAACGGCCAGGTGAATCGTGATAATGGTTAGTGTTAATTCCACCAGTAGAATGCCCATGATTACCAATGCTAGCCCATCCGGAAGTTGTTCCGTGTGTTAATCTACCATTATCATAGTCATATGTCTGGTTTGTGCCAAACATACCAGCACTGGGGGCGGAACAAAAATGTGCATCAACGCGACCATGGGTGTGTGCTCCGCTTGGATTTACATAATGGCCATGGTCTGCACTAATATAACCAGTATTTCCGTGCGTATGGTTTACATTTGGAATGTCCGATGTTGCTGATCGAGTATTGGCATGATCATGTCCGTGTGCGTTATCTTGTACACTTCCAACATTATCTCCAGTATTACCACCAGGATTTGAAGCCGTTCTGGCAGTTCTGTCTGGATCTCTAGCTATGCCGCCATCTTTACCTCTTAAAAACCTACCTCTCAAGTCTGGTAAATGGAAAGTGGAAGATCCATCTCCATTGCCCCAAGTTGTCCCAATGGCAGAGAATAAAGTGCTATATAAAGACCTGCTCACTGCAGAGCCATCACACAACAACCATCCAGCAGGAGCGGTCGGTCCTCCGAACGGTATAACAATTCCTGGTGGTAAAGAGTTAAAGTAAGTCATATTTTAATCACATAATTCATATTTGCGTTAACTGGTCTTGTTTCGTTTCCGCCGTCTGTATTAATCGATAAGTTAAATGGTATTGTGTGGGTGTGCCACGCAGATACCGTATTTGTACCGTGATAATGGTTAGCAGAAACTCCGCCTGTTCCATGATCATGCCAGCCTTGAGATTCGGTAGCTTGCCATGTAGAATCTACACTATTGCTCCAATGTCCACCATGATTACTGCCTTGGAATCCTCTATTCCATCCATTAAACTCAGAAAAATAAGCATCGTCTGAACCATGGTTATGATCGCCAGTAGGATTGACATAGTGTCCATGATCTGCGCTAATGTAGCCAGTATTATTATGCGAATGATCTACGCTTTCACCACCAGTAGAAACGCTGGCAGAGTTTGTGTGAGTATGAGAAGAATACGTATGGTCTTGTACACTTCCAACATTATCTCCAGTATTACCACCAGGATTTGAAGCCGTTCTGGCAGTTCTGTCTGGATCTCTAGCTATGCCGCTGTCTTTGCCACGCTCAAACCTTCCGCGCATATCTGGTAAATGGAAAGTGGAAGATCCATCACCGTTTCCAAAACTTGTTGATATTTTATTGAATAAATTTGCATATACCGTTCTGCTAATAATTGAACCGTCACACAACAACCATCCAGCAGGAGCAGTTGTTCCTGCAAATGGCAAAATTGTTCCTGATGGTATTGAATTAAAAAAAGTCATATTTTAATAATATAGTTTAGGGTTACGTTTTTAGGTCTTGTTTCGTTTCCGCCATTAGCCGTTACCGATACCGAGGTCGTCACTGCATGCGAATGGCCAGCGCTTCTGCCACCAGTTCCATGTACATGGTTTGAATTAACTCCACCCGTTCCATGATCATGCCAGCCGGCATTACTATAGGTAATCCATCTATACCACGGTTGATTATCATAATCATTTCCATATCCCTCTCCTCGTAGACTCTGGTTTCCACCATTAGATTCTGCCCAATATGCATCGTTTTGCCAGTGATAATGATCACCGTTGCCATTAGCCCAATGGCTATGGTCGTTAGAAACGTATCCAGTGCTGTGATAGTGATCTGCACTTTCGTTGCCAGTAGTGCCGCCAGACGTAGTTACGCCATGGTTATGGGTTTTATATCCATGGCCTTGCACACTTCCGACGTTATCTCCAGTATTGCCACCAGGATTTGAGGCTGTTCTTGTTGCGCGGTCGGGATCGCGACCTACTCCCCCATCTCTTCCCCTCAGAAACCGGCCTCTTAAATCTGGTAAGTGAAATGTAGTAGATCCATCTCCATTTCCCCAAGTCGTACCGATTGCAGCAAATAAATTGGGATAAATTGTTCGACTAATTGCAGAGCCATCACACAACAACCATCCTGATGGTGCTGCAGATTCGGAAGATGGCAAAATTGAGCCTGTCGGCACAAAGTTGAATAACGTCATTTAATAAACCAGTTTCCATTAAGTGCCACTAATTCAAATGAAGAATATTGTGGCAAAATTTGTGTTAACTGTCCATCAATTGTTTGTGAACCATTACCATCAATAGTTACATTACCAGTATTTATATTTTTAAAGAACAAAACGCAACCGTCTTTTCCGACTGCAGAAGGCAAGACGACAGTTATGGCTGTTGCAGAGTTACATGCATAAAGATAATTTACTGGCAAATCAGTTAGAGTTGTACCAGATGTAAGAGTAACAACATAGTATTGAAGGTAAAAGTCCTTCATAAATACTGGAGTTGGTTTGAATTTAGATGTATATGTTGCCATAATAAATCCTTAAATTTTAATCAAATATCTAACACCAACTGCATCTGGTCTTGTTTCGGCATCGCCAGCCCCTATTGTAATAGCAGGTGCCGCTACTGTGCTAGATGAAACTGTTTGAGCTGCGGCTGAACCAGTTGATAATGTTTGAGCGGCTGCTGTTGCGGACAATCCGTGAGTATGGTTATATGCAGAAGCACCACTTGAAGCTTCTGCAGTACCATAGCTAGATGGAGTTGCAGCACCGCCGTTTCGAATTAAGCCGGTGGTACCATTGGAAAAATCTGCAGTAACTCTGTAAATACCTGCAGTGTGGGTATGATCTATACCTCCTGAAGTTGCTGAGCCGGAGACACTACTGCTGTTCATTGTTAATGAAATACTGCTGCTGTTCATTGTTAATGCACTAAGATTGCTCGTACCAGAAGTTGCTGTTAATCCATTTTTAGCAGTTTTGTGTGTTTGAAATTCCGCCAATCCAGTCGCAACACCTTGTGCGTTATTAGCTCCGCCGGAAGATCCTCGTAAAAACGAACCCCTTAAATCTGGCAAACGGAATTTTCCCGCTGCTGGGCTTGCATATGTTGCACCAGTTAAAGGATTTTTAGCATTATTCCAAGTAGTTCCAAGTGCCGCTGATAATGACGGATATGCAGAAATATCAACTTCTGCCCCATTACATTCCAACCAACCTGCCGGCGTTGATGATCCGGCGTATGGCATAATCATTCCCGCTGGAAAATCGATAATTGTAAGTCCAGAAATTGCACTACTTGACATTTTCTATACCTTGATAATATAGTTAACGTTTATATTTAATGGCCTTGTTTCATTATCTCCATTACCAACTGTAACAGCTTGTGCTGGTGTTGTCCCTGATGCAGAAAAAGTTGCAGAACCCCCAAAATCCCAAGAGTGGGAATGGTCAACACTTTGACCTCCCGTTCCACCACCATGAGAGTGAGCTCCAGCACCACCCGTTTGAACCTGCGGATATGTGGCAAGGTTATTAGCATCGGAATTATAATCAAGACGGGTATTATACGGACCTAAACCAGGATTTGCTGTTACGTATTGCTGATGAGTATGATCACCTTCTCCGCTAATTCCATGATAATGGCCGGCTGATACGCCACCAGAAGTTCCATTTAATTGATTTTTAAGCCCGTTTACTGTTGTAGTTACTGTTCCCGCTGTTGCAGACAATCCATTTTTAGCGGTAGCGTTTGTTTGGATACTCCCAACATTATTGCCCGTATTACCTCCAGTCGCAGCTGCGGTTCTAGTCGCTTTATCTGGATCTCGTCCTGCTGTTCCATCTACACCACGCATAAATCGACCACGAAAATCTGGTAAATTAAATGTGGTGGAGTTATCGCCATAACCGTGCGATGTGCCAATCGCAGCAAATAAATTTGCGTATGTTGTTCTACTAATTGCTGAACCGTCGCATAATAGCCAACCTGGTGGCGCAGATGAGCCACCAAATGGCAAAATAACGCCTGATGGCATTAATGCAGAGATTGCGCCCGCAGCTTGGGACGAAGTTTGGTCTCCTAATGTTGCTAATAATGCTGCGTTTGCCATTTGTTCCTCTTATAACTTAATAATATAATTAAGAGCTAAAAATGCTGGTGTTGTTTCCGTATCACCTGCACCTACAGTAATAGTTTGTGCTGATGCTGTTCCTGAAGACAAAGTTTGAGCAGCTGCTGTGCCTGTGGACAAAGTTTGCGCTGCGGCTGTCAATGATGGGGTTGCCGAGTGATTGTGAGAAGAACTTGGTAGAGTTGTGGCACCCCAGTTATAAAAATTTCCATCTGACCATCTATCGTCAATCACTGTTTTTGCGCCTGAATTAGTGCTGCCTGTTGGACGCATGATTCCGTCCGTTGGAACTGTACTATTTCCTACAGATACGCTACCAGAAACAGAACTGCTGTTCATTGTTAATGTTATAGAACTACTATTAAGTGTTAAGGCGCTGATGTTGCTGCTGTTAGCACTTGCCGTTAATCCATTCTTGGCAGTTTTTTGTCCGCCTTTTGCAGCTAAAGCTCCACCGGCTGGCGTATGTCCTGTCACTCCACCATAATTTGCTGTTCCGTTTGTTCCAGCTCCACGTGGATAAACACCGCGCATGTCGGGAACATTAAATGTTGTTGAATTATCACCAACTCCATATGTTGTGGAAATAACACCAAATAGTTTTGAATAGGTTGTGCGGCTTATAGCACTGCCATCGCATAATGCCCAACCTTCTGGTGCTGCCGAGCCTGCAAACGGTAATACTGTTCCGGTTGGCGCAATGCCTAAAAATGCCATTAGAACATCTCCCAAGATGTGCCATTGCTAACTAAATGGCAAGATTCGTTTTGGAATAAGCCAACGGTTAAAGTTCCATCGATAGTTTCCGAACCATTTGCGTCAATTGTCAAAACTTGGCCAGCATTTAGCCTACTTTTTACAACAAATATTTTACCGGACACTGTAGATGCTGCCGGCAAATTGATAGTGTATCCCACTGCACCTGATGCTGAAACATAATAGTCCGAAGCATTAATTGTGTACGTTCCTGTTACTGCTTTATAATTTGCAACTATATTATTTCCGCCAATTGTTAACGGAAAGGTTGCGCCAACAGCTGGAGCGTTTAATGCAAAGTTAACGCTGGCATTAACAAATCCTGCAATATTTGGCAGAGTAATTTGTATTAAACCGGCAGCAGTGATAGTAACGCTAAATCCAAGCGGCGGAACATCACCCATAGTTTGGTATGAAATGTTATAGTCAGTCCCGGCGCCGTTTTTAGCAAACTGGGCTTGAACATAAAAACGATAATCGGTAGTTGCGTCAATAGTTACCCAGCCAGTTAATTCGCCGGCATCGTAAGCAGAGGCCACTTGGATTGTTGTTATTGCATTATTAGATAAAGAAATCTGCGTTCTGGCATTAGCGCCACCAACAACTGAACCGCGCATGTTGAAAAATTCAAACGCAGTTGTAGAGCGTGCAACACCAAGAGGTTTAGATACTTGGCCAACCACTGTAGGATCTGATGTAGTAATTTTACCGGCAGTTGTTGGTGAAAGGAAATATGTTTCTCCAGCAGTTAAAGCGGGCGGTGCAGAAACAAAAACTTCTGCTGTTAAAGTAGACCCCGACAAAAATGGAGTCCATGAGGTTCCGTTACTACTAGATAATCCCCGGGAATTAGCTGGAATCCCTGCGGTTTGATTGTCCCAAAACAATCTAAATTGTCCTGCGCCTGATACAACATTATAGA